TGTAGCGACTTTCTATATACTTTGCTGCTGTAGAGTCTTGATTTCTAATTGGAGATCTAGATGGAGCATTAGAGTTACTATTGTTTATGATATTATTTGTTGGAGCACTGACAACTGTATTAGCACCATTTGAGGTATTCTCAGTTTCAGATTTAATCTCTGCGTTCTTTTTAGAAGCAAGTTCAACAACTGGATCCATATTTTTTGATTCAACTGTAGGTTGATTTTTTAAATATTTGTCTTTATTAATACCGTAAATTCTGGTATACCAAGGTGCATCTTTTAGAGCATCTTTTTCTTTTGCTGCTTTAATGTCATCGCTTTTAATTTGCTCGGGTGTTCTATTACCAGCTTCAAGAATATTTGCTGCCATACCTGTATCACCAGACATAGCACCGAGCATTCCGTATTTATCATTCTCTGCAGAGTATGCTTCTCTATGAGCCTTTTGATTATCAGAAGCAAGTAACCCTGTCGCTAATCCTGTTGCAGCAGCACCACCAACAGCTACAGTTCCGATAGTGGCAGCAGTACCCAAAGCACCTGTAGCTGCAGTAGTACCACCAAGTTCAGCAGCAGTCGTAGCAAGTGGTGCACCTTTTTTCAATAAATTTCCTGCTTTACTTAATATACTAGAACCACCACTATCCTCGCCATCTTTATCAATCAACTCATCAAGTTGTTTAGACATTTTGGTAAGTACTTCTAGATTTTGTTTATGTACAACTAATGAATCGCCAAGAGTAGTTCCCATTGCATGTTCTGTCGATAATACTTGTTTATCTGTGTTTTCTTTTAATGCAGCAGATTCGCTTTCTTTTTCCATAGTATTTGCTGCATCAATACTTTTCTTTTCTCCATCTTCAGTCTTTTCGCCTTTAGTTGGAAACGGAATTATCTTTGCTGATTGGTGCTCATCATTATTGTTTGCTTTTTCTGATTTGGCTTTTTTAGATTTAGTTTCTTCTTTTTCTTGTTTTTGTACTTTGGCTTTTTTAGATTTAGTTTCTTCCTCTGGTGCAAACTTTGCTTTTAGAGCAGGAGTTTTTTCAATAACTGCTGTTGCTGCATTATCTCTTTCAGCAATGTCTTTCTTCAAAGGAGTAAGACCAGCTTCCTCAGCTCTGTTCAATTTCATCTGAATCTCTGCTAGACGATCCTCTTCAGCTTTTTTCTCTTCGAACATTCTATCTGCTCGTTTATCTTGCAGAGTTTTTCCTAGTCCAAACTTTTTAGCCAAGAAACCTCTAGTATCATTGTTTGGTAAATTACCAGTGGATATTGTTCCTCGATCGCTTTCTTTTGCAGCATCTCTAAATTCTTTTTTCTCAACAGCTCTGTTTAGTTTTTTACCAATACCAAAAAAACTTTCTTTGTTAATTTCCTCTTTGGATGTTTCGCCAAATAGAACTTTTCTAAGCGTTAGTTTACTATTCTCTTGAGTTCCTGCTTCATTTGCTCCACTTATTCCAGCAACTTTATTTCCAAGCGATTCACCACCACCTGCCTTAATAAACTTAGCAATATTTTCTTTTATTACTTCTTGTAAACCTTTTAGACTATTGTTTAAATCGTCAGAAATCTTAGTTGTTTCTCTAGTATTTCTAATAGAGTCCTGATTGGCAGCTTTAAACTGTCCAGAAAATCCTTTTACTTCTTTTGCTAAAGAAGTATTTGACTTTGTTAAATCTCCTACAGACTCTGAGTTTTTCTGTATAAGTTTATTTTGTAACTGGAGCAGTTCCTGCATTGTCATTTTATTTGTTTCTCTCTAGTCTTTGTTTTTCTTCTTCTAGGTACTTAACCAGCATAGCAACATAAATGTCCCGTTCAAATGGGATCATATCTTCTATCTCAGTCAGAGAATAATTATGGTACTGCATCAAAGCGAAGTTGGTCTTATAAAAATTAGCCAACGACTCATGACTGAGATTAATCAAAAAAAACTGGCTGGTCCCTCCACAGTTGATATATTATGGTGTCCGCATGCTGGACAATCAAATTCAATATCTTGTTTATATTTTGGAACAGTGATAAAGAATTTTTCGATTTTATCAAACTGTGTTTTAGTTAAATTCATAACAAACTCTTCAAGTTCTTCTTTAGTTTGTTCTTTTGCATAAAATATTTCATCGCCTTTATAGATTGCATCAATACAGTCTATAATAACATCCATTACAACATTTAAATCTTCTTCTCTGCCATCTGCTTTCTTGAAAGTATCTAAAGATGGGTAATTCATTAAAACACCGACATCATCAAATAAAGATATTTTATTAGAGTGCTCGGGATCTTTTACGATTGGAATTTTTGTTAAATCGATAGACATTTTAACTTTATTCTTTTCTTGGTCGCAATTCGCACAAGTAAAAACTAAGTCAACAAGTTCGCCTACAGATTTTGCTCTAATTTGAGTAAACAAATACTCATAATCAAAAATTGCTAAACTGTTAATATCAATTGGTTCTTTAATACAACCTCTAAGGATTTCTTTTAGAGTATCAACCATAACCTCAGTGCTTTCGCTTTGCTGAGATAATAATAATGCCTTTTCTTCTCTAACCAAAAATGGTCTAAAAGATATCTCTTTCCCTGAAGATGGGATCTGTATTTTATACAATGGTGTACTGTTCATCGGCAAAGCCATAATTCAATTCTCCTTATTCATTTTATCAATCAATTTGTTTAATTCGCTAGTGCTACCTACAAAGATCGCATTGTTGGTTACACTTTTTGCGCCACCCTTTGGCTCATCAATTTTTTGTTTCTGTTGATGTAGTTCCATAAGTTGACTATTAATATCTGCCACCTGTTTCATTAAATTTCCAACGACCTCAAATGCTCTTGGATGTTCAGACTGTTTAGCCACAGCCAGAGCAGTTGTTAATGCGTCTTGACCTTTAGTCAATAAGTCCAAAAGATTTGCTCTGGTTTTATCGTAATCAGATTCAATCTTTTGGTCTTGTGATTCTATAATTTCTCCAGTTTCGGCAACAATTAATTCTCCTGTTACCTTTTCAATTGGAGCCATATTAAAGAGTTCGCTCAAATTATCATCAATTTTCATTATTATCCGTCGCTTCTAGTATTACGAGTTGGTGGATCATCAGGGTGTAGACCAGAACCAAAATTAAATCCTGTTCCTGCCCCACCATTTGCTACTACTGTTGTTGAGACTCCTGCGCCAGCGAAGCCACCTGCTGTTGTTGGAGTTGTGGTAAATCCACTAGGGGGAAATGTTGAGTTAGCAAATCCTGTTGGTGGCATGCCTGTTCCGACGGATGGCGTTGGTGTAGCACTTGGGGTGATATTTGTTGCGCTTCCTGCAATCTTTTCTTGAGTACGACCAAACGCAGCGATACCTAAAACAGCACCCATTGCTATATGGAATAAACCAGCACCTTGTAGTGTTAGTGGATTCCATTGAACTAATTGCTGATGTTGTATAGTTTGAACTAGTGCCCAAAGAATCGGAAACACAACCATGTCAAAGACACATACACCCATGTACATCCAACCCATGGCTGGACGCCATTTCTTCTGCATCCAATCTTCATCTTTTTTAACTTCTTGTGTCATTTTTATTTCCTTTAGAAAAAACTTGAAAGGTTTGGTATCTTCAATAATGAAGATGGTAATCCAGGTAATCCGAATGGTAATTTTGGATCATTATATGGATTCTTAATATTTACTTCAGACTTAACTTCTGGTGCTGAAATTTGCAGCCCACTAGGAGGAAAGGTATAAGTAGCGTCTGAATTATTTGCTGAAATTTGTTTACCTGCTGCTTGTGTTGGAATATTAGTTCGACGATCACTGGCTCTCCAATATTTAAACATCATTTGAACAGTCAACTTCATAATATCTTTTGATTCATATGACATTTGAACTGCGCCAACTGATTTTGGGTATGCTTCATAAAGTCTAACAAGATATCTGTCATTGTCCGCTGTGTCTTGAACATAGATATCTAAATGTTTGCAAATGTAACTACTGTAGTATGAAAAACTTCTTGTGTCTTTATTTTGAATACTTTGAATCCACTTATCAAAAAATATTTTTACACCCATATTGTTATCAACATAAAATGACATATTAATTGGTTCATAGTTAAACTCATACGGAGTTTCCCTAACTTCACCAAAAATTCTAATTGGTGCTGTATTGAGAGATAATCCAGGAAGCTGAACTTGTTCACACATAACCGCAAGTTGCTGATTTGGTATAATTCCTGCAATATCTATACTCGATGGTGAAGTCAAAACAATTTTATATCTGTTTGTTCTGGCTAACCCACCACCGATTTGCGCAACGAAATCGCTAATTTTCATATCTTTTTCCTAGAGTCTGACCAAACATTTTCTTTAGACGCTTTAGTAAATCTCTCTACAGGCAGCATCATTGCTGTTGTCCAATCATTTGCTGGTATATTTACCAACTGAGATTTTAAGTGATTTGTCAAATATCTTTTGACACATGGTTTGGCCAAATTAAATTTTGAGACACCATCAATTAGTGCCCAAGAATAACGCAACTTTGTAGTTGCATCCATCTTATCGTTATTTGCAAATATCATCAATCTGTCCATAAGAACAATTCTTAATTTATGTGGTAGATAATGCATGTTTAATCCAATAAATCCATCTTCAAGTTTTCTAAAGGGAAATACTAGTGGAAACTTGTCGTAGTATGGTAAGTCTTTCTTGCCCTTTGGATCATAAAAAAACATATACATTTTTCCAGGTAAAAGCGCACCTGGACTTTTCACATTGGATGGATCATTATTTAAAACCATCTGTGGTGTGATGCGCTTCTTACTTAAAAGAAGTGCTTGCTGTTCGAACCAAGTCTTAGACTTTTTCACTATCGAAGGATCGTAGCGATACTTATCAAAGATATCCTGCATTTGAGATTTAGTAGCCATAAGTATATTTATAGTCCCAGATCATGTTCCGTAAGTTTAATAAACTCCCAACCTCTTTCTTTGGCATACTGTGTCGCTGCAGCCCACTTAGACTGGTTCTTAATATAAGCAAATGATTCCTGAAGATAACGCTGGGTTTGGCGTCCAGGGAACACAGGTGGAATCGTCTGTTTGTATGGTTTAATTTCAACCAGATATGTTTTGATATTACCAGTTGACTCTTTTACGACTATTTTAAAATCAACAAAATAACGATGAATTTTGTTATCCGTTCCACATCGATACGGAATAACTGTTTCCTCTGAAACC